TCCACATAGTTTTAGATTAATTCTGGTTTACCTTTGAAATACTTATTTAACACATCAATTTGATCTTGATACTTGGCAATCATATTTAATTCTTCTTCTATTGCTTCAACAATATTAGAATGTTCACCAATACCTACTGGTGAAGTAAGATATACCTCAACATTTGCTCTGTGCTTTGCAATATCTCCCTGTGCATGAGCGAGGAGTGCTTTAATTAATTGTTCTCTCATAGTTACAAATGATACAACTATCAATATATAGGATGTTAATTTTAGTGATGATATTGTGTTAAATTGATGACAATATCATAAATAGTGGTAGAATTTGAGAGGTAGTAAAATGAATCCAAAATCTATTCATTATGTTGTCCACCGTATCAATTCAAGGTAACAAAACAATGCACAATATCTTATCACATAATCAAATGACTTCGTGGAGTCATAGTTATAGCACTTTTGCTATTAGTCAAGATGACGAAAAACTGGATGACTATTACGAATGTCTGATAGAATGTGAAGACGATCAGAGTGCATGTAAACGTGTATGTAGAGAGATTCTAACTGAATCTGTCTAAGACAATTAAATAACTGTCACAAGACCTCTGGGCAATCGCTCAGGGGTCTTTTATATTGTCCATGAACTTATATTCAGGACGATCAGTATTAATTTCTACAGCAATAGCATCAAATATCCTATGCAATGCTCTTGCATAAGATCTGTATCCACTACCAACATAGAATTGACCTGCCACAACGCTGACAGTAGCAATGCCCCAGAATAGATAATAAAATCTACTTTTGACTTGTGCCTTCAGTTTTTCTTTGTTTTTGGTCATAGTATTTAAGGAGTCTAAATTCAGACTCTTTCAATTTGAGTCTTTCAAGATGTTTTCGTGCATCTATTATATCCCTGAACCATGCACGATTAAAAGCATCTTTGGTTGTTGGTTCAAGGTAGATCGGGAAAGTATTGATGTGAGGAAAATTGTCCTTCTTTCTACTATACTTTGCTTCAATCTTATCGTAATCGAGTTTTGCTTTGCGTTTACGTTTAGGTGATGACGTTAGTTTCTTAGCATTACTATCGAAACTATTTTGTGTCTTTGCCATGTGCTTTGTCTAATAATAAACGAAGTTGGTCTATTCTTTGAAGCAGTTCTTCTGCCTTAGCGTGATCTGATTTGTTGAAAGCGGTCATGTAGTCTAAAATTAATTCTTTCAACTCGCTATTCTCGAACTTGCTCATATAATCCTTTGAGTTCATCTTCATTGAAATAAAGAGTTGCTTCAGTATTTACACTATCTGGATCTAACCACTCGAACCATTCATCCGCAAATGCCAACGCGGAATCTGCGGAATCGGTTGATAACAATAGACTAAAGCGATCACATACCCAGTCATGCAAAGAGGTGCGTTGTGCGGAAATCATAGATCGTTAGTAAACTCTACATTCAATTTGGCATCTGCTAATGCACCTACCATATTCCATGCAGTTTCACCTGATACCATGTTCTCATCACAAAAATACTCTACAGTATCCTCAAGTATTTCCTTGAGTTGTACGAGTTGTGATGCTCTTTCATCACTAATATTCATCTTCTTACTATCGTAAGATCATTAGTCAAGTGATTGTAAGATAGAAATGCTAACTCACTTGGTAACACTTGCTCTAGTGCTTTACAAAACTCTAAAGTAAAACGTGACTGATACCTCCAAAACTTCTTCTCTTCATCAGAGTAGGGTTCTGCATTAGTCTTTACTTTAACAGTAAATTGCTTTGTGTTCTCAACATCTATATCAGCAAGTAATTCTTTAACGTGCTGAACAATCATAGGTGCTGCCTTCTGTACCTTGAGTTTGGTTAGTTTAGGAAGATTTGTCATTAAAATGATGCAATGGAATTAGTATAGCATGAAAAATGGGTGAAGTCAACCGACAACACCCACTCAAATTATCTCATATATAAGTATCCTCCTGCCCAGTCTGCTCTTAATAAGCAATCTTCTCTTGACGATCTTTCAAGTAAGTTGTATCTTACATGTTGTGCTGGTTTTGCCCAACCTGCTGGTTTGTAAACATCACCAGTCTCTTTATCAACAAATGCGTGAACACTACCATCACGATACTCATTACGATCTTGAAATGTATCGTAATCTTGTTGGATGATCTTGAAATACTTTCTACCTGACTGTACTCTAAACCTCATAAGTTTAGCAGTTCCATCCTCTAGTTCTTTTAACTGTTGTGTAGCATAGTCTGAAAGATCTCTTCTACCATCAGCAAAATACCTAGCATTGCCTTCAATCATTCTCTTATGATATTCTCTATATTGTAATGCGAGTGCATCACATAGTTGGTCAACATACTTGCTGACTTGTTCAGTTTGAGAAACGAATAATGTTTTAGGCATTTGGACTTTGTAATATGGTGGGGGAAACAAATAGAGGACGATTCCTTGTGTATGATTACCCTAACATCATGTCTCTGCTTCTTACTTGCTCAAGAGGTGCTTCACCTTTCAAAGAAGGTACTAAGTCAAGTGTGTCAGAGTAGTTAGGAACCTCATTTGTTTCCCATACCATTATTATACATCAGTTGGTGGTGTTGTCTGGGATGACTGTGCCACTTTATCAACTGGTTTTGAACTGTTCTTTTCTTGTGCCTTTGCCTTTATACTATCAATGGTCTGTAATGACCATGAATATACGTTCTTAGCAGTTGGTACAATTACATCAGTAGTAAATTCATCCCACTCATATAAATGGATCTGCCAACGTACCTTAGCATCTTCAATGTATTCACCTAGACTAATGTGAGTTTCATCAGGTCTATCGGTTGGTGGTTTGTAGAGACTGCCTTTAACTTTTCGTGATGGTGCTTCAGTCATAGCATTGTATAATATGTACTAATTTTTATTTATTCTGACAGGGACATCTATCGTCCAACTTGGTGACGATAACTTAACTATTTTAAACTCTTTCCTTGCCTTTTCTCTTTGCTTTGCTGCCTTCTCTAGTTTGTTTAACTCATCTTCACGACCTGCTTCAGGTTGTATCTCACCATAATGTGGGTCCCAAATCTCAGGATGTTCGTGATTATCAAAGAACTCTAGTATAGTTTGATCTATCATACTATACAAAGTATCCCAAGTTAATGTTCTACGAAGAGTATCAGCAAGATATTCTGCTTGATTAACAGACATTTCTTGCTTAAGATGTTCACCTCTTGCCCATACTAACTCATTGAGATCTATTGTGATCTGTACGTTAGTATGGACACCAGTATCATTATATGGTTCAATAGTCATTATTCCTCCTCAAAGTAGATACCATGAACAGTATTAAATGTATCTAATGATATGTAATCATCATCATGTACTCTTGGGTTCTCAAATACAAAAAACTCTTCAATGAAATAGTTTATGCTAACACCTAATTCATCTGCTGCATTAACCATTTCACCAATTTGCTTGTCGTTCATCTCACAGTCTTCAATGAGTAACTGTAGATCAGATAGGAATGAATCAATCATTTAATAGTACCGAGTTGAATAGTTTAACAATGGATTTGATTTTTTCTTCGTTAGGTTTCCTAAACGAATAAGTTGTTCTCTCTTTGTCTAGTGCATCAATAATAATATTGATGTCACTACGTTCTAGTTCAAATTTAAATAATTTCACTGGTTCCTCTGTAATAACAACAGGCATACGTTTGTACTTTGCTGACATTATAACAACCTCCATTCATTCTTCTCGATCATATCACCACAATGCTGACAACCTAATGCTGACCATGCAAAGTGATAAACTGTCTCTCCACAATTACATTCTGGGCATATTATAAACTTACCATGCTTTCCTGCTCTAGTTCTTGAATTAACATTCTTAGAATGATTAACCCAATGTGAATGTGAATTGATAGTTTTATTTAAAACACTATCAGTCCACTCTTGATAAGTTGCCATAGAAAATGTTGTAACTTAGGTATCATACATCAACAAAGTGATCTTTCAATGAGGAGTGTGACAGTTTATTTTCTGGAACACCATCCTTGATCCTTTGCTTCATTAGTGTACCATAGTCTTCATGTAACTCACAACCTATGTAATATCTCTTAAGATTCTTGGCAACCATAGCAGTAGTGCCTGATCCCATAAACGGATCAAGTATAATATCACCCTCTTCTGACCCTGCCTTAATACAAGGTTCGATCAACTCAGGTGGATATACTGCGAAATGACTGCCTTTATACGGTTTGCAAGTTACTTTCCATACTGACCTTTTATTTCTCTTATCATAAACCATCTTACGAGGTCTTGTGAGTCCTGAGAATTGATTGCCAGTATCCTTAGTGTTATTCATATTGATAGGAGTATTTCCACCCCATCTTTCACCTACTGCTTTCTCTTTGATCGCTTCGTGATTGTAATAGTATTTCTTATTCTTACTCAATAGAAAGATATACTCATGTGATTTGGTACACCTATCTTTAACTGACTCTGGCATTGGATTTGGTTTATGCCAAATAATATCTTGTCTTAGATACCAACCATCTGCCCTCAATGCAAATGCTAACATCCAAGGGATACCAATGAGATCCTTCTCTTTATATCCTTCTAGTTTGTTACCTCTTCTTGCACATTTATCTGGTAGATCTTGTTTAGTCTTTGATACAGATTGTTTAACTAATCCCTGTCCTTTTCCTGGTCTATAGTTATAATAACTGTCACCAATATTGACCCATAATGTACCATCATCAGATAGCACATTCCTTACTTCTCGGAATACTTTTACTAGGTTTTGAATATACTCTTCTGGAGATGATTCTTGACCTATTTGGTCACCCTCCCCTCCATAGTCTCTTAGACCATAATAAGGTGGAGAAGTGACGCACATTCTAGGAGTAACACCAAATTCTTTGATAGTCTCACGACAATCACCAAACAATATGGTATCAGTTAAATCACTTCTGTTCATTACGTCTGTTTTTAATGTATTTTAATTGAGACCAATACTGTTCATAACATAATAATAATGTATGAATCATTTTGTGTTGTTCATTTTTGGTGTAACGACATTCAGGTTTAGGACGTACACCAGTTTCTATGGTAATATATCTGGCATGTTCAATGCCTTTTAAATTAAATGATGGTTCTTTATCACATTTAAAATAGACCCAACCTTCGTCTTTACCATACTCACCACGATCCCAGATAACATAGTCACCGACTTCAGGTTCATACATGTTAATCTTCGGATTTCTTTATACCAGTAATTTCATCATAGAACTCAAATGGTTCACGATCTTTGTTACCTTCTTTAGGTATTTTGAAGATGTTTCTAAACTCTTTCATTTGATCTAATTGATCTTGCAATTTATCAATTTGACGTTGCAATATCTCGAAGTTTGCTTCATTATTATTTTGCATCATCAAGAAATTCTTGATTGCTGCTTTGAAATCTTCTTCTTTCAATGTTAATTACCTCCCAGATTTAATGTATTAAATGTTAATTAGTGTCAGTATCTTGATGGTATTTCATCATACCTATCAGTCGAATCTTCTTTTGATTCTTTACATTTAGTATCAGAATCTTCTTTTGATTCTTTATACTTTGGATCTGAATCTTTAGGTCTAAGTTTCATTTTTCTAAACCTAATTTAGATTTAACAAAATTACATAACAATTTAACAAAAGATTTAGAAGCACTACCTTCTAACTCTTCAAACATATACATATTCAACTTGAAAGCATAGTTTGCTTCGCGTATAATAAGGTCTACGTCATCTTGTGCTACGTCAAGTTCATCTAAAAGTTGGCGGTAACTTTTTTTGTAATTTTTAGAATCTGAGATTTCTGAAAAATCATAAAAACTCAATCCTTTGCCTTTTTCAGGTTTAAGAGAGTTCTCAGCAATACCTCTAAGTATTTGACCTCCAGAGAGGTCACCCAAATATCTGGTGTAATGATGACCAACCAATAGGTTGGGATCATCTTTTGCAATTTCACGAATCCTGTTAACATACTTCACACATGCCTCTGATTGTTTAATCTCGGTCTCCCAAGATGGACCATAATAATATGACAGATCCTCCTTGAGTGACTCTTTACGAGGTAACTCTGGTAGGTTGATCTTACCAACTACAGGATGATCCTTTAATGCTTCTACCTCTTCCTCCATTGCAGAGTAAACAAAGTAGAAGTTAGCAATTAATTTACGATACTCTTGTGGATCTAAGACACCACGAAGAAATGAAGCAACGAACTTAGTGTTCTCTGCTGCTGAGTGAGACTCTTTAGTCCCTTGTTTAATTTGTGCTGCAAAATCTGCGACTGCCATAATTAATCATCAATATATTTTCTTGGGTTGGACATACCCTGAACATACTCAATTGCCTGATCTCTTAATAGTAATAGATCGTCATAACATTCTTGGTTATGAGCACATCCTCTTAATCTATCATCAGGTTTATATAATGACTCTAATAGCAGAGTCTTAGCACGATCCCATGATTCATGTGATTTAGAAGGTTTGGTCATGTGCTTTTAATAGTGTAAGTATATTATAGGTGTTCTTGCAATTCAATGGGGTTGCCTTGTGACACTTCTTTTGGTGTCTGACCAAACCCTCCTCTTTCTTCTCTTCGTGTATCATCCAATGTAGATTGGAGACTACGCAATTCTGATTTCATCTTATGCAATTCATCATCAGTATAGAGAAAGCCATTGGCTTCTCCCGCCTTAACGCATTGCTTAAGAAGCTTGGCTTGTGCTTTCAAGCCACTGGATTCTTCCCAAAAGTAACTACTCATTGGTCTACCATCTCGAACTCATCTATGTTTTGTGAAGGAAGTAAATGTCCTTCTATCTCATATATATGTTCTCCGTTAAGACAACCTTTGTACTCAATGCCAGTAAGACCGCCATACTCACGCATAGCTGCCTGAATCTTTAAGTGCATCAGTTGTCCTTTATCAGGTACTTTCATATTATAATGCTGCTGTGTCTATATGCTATCGCATCAAATTGGATTTGTCAAGCTGGATCATCATTTACATATGGGATCGTACCATCTGGTTTCACCACGTATGCATAGATCCTATGGTTGACATCTGGTAAATTCTTTGGTTGAGGAAACCATTCGTGACAAACATCAACTGCCTGTTGTTCTGTATTAAAGATATAAAATATATCTTCAGAAGCAAATATCTCATCTATCTCTGCCTCTGGTATAATCCATTGTGGATTGCCTTCAGCATCATTATCAGTATAATATGCTTTAACTGCTGTCTTCTGATCAGCAGTCAGGTCTGAATACTTACTGTTATCAATAACTAAGATATATTTCTGTTGTTCTTTAGCGAGTAAAGCAACAATATCATATATGTTCTTTGGGTTTAATGATATTAATGCCATTATGATCCTCCGTTCTCAAGTTGTTCTAGTATAGTATCTAAGTTTGTGCTTGCATTAGAATCATATATTCTTGATACAGGCATTGAATCAATAGTCTCTGTACTGATAGCAATAGAGAGATATGTTAATATTCTGTCAGAATACTTTCTATAAACACTCTGATTTAAAGTAAAGAAATGATTGATTGTGTCTTCCAAGTAATCATAACTATCACCAGCAGTAAATGTAGCACCAGTTAGAGTAGCATTTAAGTTTCCTGTTACTCTGTTATTCAATGTAACTGATGTACCATCAATTTTAGTAACACATGTGTAGTCTGGTAATACTATCACTCCATCACTTTGTGTTCCTTGAGCAGTTATTGTTACCCCAACACCAGCAGCAAGTTTTGTAACATCACTTGCATTTGTAATAACTGTGCCACCATCAGTAGAACCAGGATCATTCTCTGCCTGATTACCATCAAGTACTTGTACATTACCAGTGAATGTACCTGCAACTGATTTTCTCTGCTTATATTTGGATGGTGTTATTGGGAACCTAACTTCAACAGCAGTAACACCTTTCTGTCCTGTTGGTGTATCTTCAGTAAGATCTCTTAATTTCTGACGATAGGTGACCCACTGTGCTTTCTCTTCAGCAGTAATTGGTGCATCAGCAGTTTGTGTCCAATCACTATCAAGTAACAGGAACTTCCTAATCATTACAAGTTTGTTCCAGTTAATATAGTTATCCTTGGCATATAATGATGTTAATGCTGCTTCTAAGTTATAATCCTCAACCTCACGATAGTCAGTGTATTTTCTATCTAACTTTTCCCACAACTCATCTAATTCAGCACTTGTAAACTGATTAGTATCTAACTGATAGGATGACCATGAATATACACCAGTCTTCTGGTTACGAATATTCTTATTCTTATTGATTACTGTAGCACCAGATTTATATCTGATATATGATTCTAATTTATCACGATCAGAGTCCCAAACTGGATAAAGTATAGGAACAATATCACTAGTCCAGAAGTCATCATTAATGGCTTTAGTAACACCATTCTTTTGAATCGTTCTGTCTAGAGCATTAACATATAATGCTACTTCTTGTCCAGCCATGTTTGCCATATTATTGTACCTTAAGAGCCCATCCTGTCAATATGTATTTATCTTGTGTAAAAACTGTATTGCCACGATGAACGTGTGTCAAACCAGCAGGAAAGATACACATCATCCCTTGCTCTGGTTTAATTCTTCTCCTTTGATAGAGGAATTCTGTTTCAGCCTCACCATCAGGCATATCATTTAAGTATATAGTCCACACTAACTCACGTTGTGCAGTTTGATGTGAAGCATTTTCATAATGCCATTCATGGTATCCACCTGAAGGTGGAGTTTTTTGTCCTTTAACAGTGTATGACATCAACTTCACATTTAATAGTTGACTGTACTGCATACAATAATGTTTAAGACAACACTTCAAGTAACCATTGAACTGATCTGTCAGTTGTTGGTCATAATCTTGTAGAAATACTTGATCATCACCTCTTCCCATTCTTCTATTAGGAAACTGCTCGTCTCCATCACCAATGCCACTTGTATCAGTGGAATGATTTAATATATTATCAATTTTATCTATGGCATCTTTGCAAAGTTGTTTTGGTACAAAATTTCTCCAGATGCCAATAAAGTCATCAAACTCTCCAACCATCTTGTCAATTGGAAAGATAAATTGTTCACTCATAATTAAATCGCTTTTATCAAATATTTTACCCTATGGTATCTAGTAATCAACGGAATGTTGTTTTCTGGAGACGCAATAACTGATGTTGTTATTGGAGTCGATGAACTCATTGTGAATTTACCATCACCTGCTAACATACTAGCATCAACTGGTGAGATTGTTGTATCTACAACATCAATACCACCAATTAAACTACCATCAGCAGGAGTAAAGACTTGATTAGTTTCTTCATCATAGAATAGATGAATACCTGCTAATCCATAGTTATCTTCATCCTCATTAGTATTATCATCTTGGCCAGGAGGTCTTGTCTGCCTCAAATATAGATAGATGTCGCCTTGTCTGATGGAAGCACCTTCTGGTAATGCTATATTATAGAAGTCCCAGTCACTAGAAGTACTGCTTGCAGGAACAATAGTATTTAACAATGTAGTAGTATTACTGCTACCTGTCTTCCAGAATACCATAAGATCTTCTTCTGGTATAGCCCCTCCATTAGAACCATTACCTCTAATAACTGTGAATCTCAAATTATTTACATTGGTCAAATTAAAGGGACCAACATAGTATTCTCTTAAATCATTCTCTGAACTATCTCCAATCCAAGGCAAATATTTTGTCCCAAGTCCACCATATGAAGGAGCACCAGCACCAGCAGGAATAGCAAACTTATCACCAGCAGTAGATCCTGGTCCTGGGAGTATTTGTACCATATCATCATTAGTGGATGATTGCCATACATCACCATCATATGCTGAACCAGATGGAATACCTGCTGGATCACATAAGAAATATTTACCTGCTGGAACCGAAGGATTACCTGGAGTTGTTCCACCTCCTTCACTACCAGCATATCTAACTTTTATATAACCATTAGCACCATCTTGTGCGTTACCACCACCGTTACCTGGAGATTGTAGACCAGCAGTTACAGCAATATTTTTTCCTACTAATGTTACTGTCACTTGAGAACCCTGTCCACCTCCACCACCATTCAAACCAAACTGTGTTGCAGTTGCAGTAGTAGTAATATTTACATATCCATCTTGACCTGGTGCTGAACCATTTGGTGACCATGTTGCAATACAAATATCTGATCTGTATGCAGAATCTCCACGTTGTCCACCGCCTCCACCACCATTACCATTATGACCAACACCAGCAGTTCCACCTTCTCCACCAGAGGCATTTCCAGAAGGACCGACACCACCGCCTCCTCCTCCTCCACCACCAGCAGTACATCCACCTTGGGTTCCAGCATTACCATTAACAAAGTCCATCGCACTTGTCATAGAATGTAAGTTAGTTCCTGCTGCTACACCATCACCACCAGCGTAACAACCATCAGTAGTTCCACCACCGTTATAACCACCACCTGATCCACCGCCACCGCCTCCACCGCCAGCACCAGCAAATACGTTACCGCCGTTGAAGTAGACACCAGTAGCACCACCACCTGCTCCACCAGTAGCACCATTACCCCACGCACCAAGACCAGAAGGACCACCTACAGCAGGTCCGTTACCACCTTGAGCTTCACTACCACCAGATTCATTCTCCATTCCAGTACCATTAGCATAACCACCTCGAAGATTGGTTCCCTCTTCTCCTGCTCTACCAATTTGCATTGTGATAGTATTAGGAGTTGATCCTAATGTTGCTACAAGTAATGCACCATTAGTTGCTGTTCCACCAATAGCACTACCATCACCAAATGGTGATTGAGTTGCTCCTGCTTCACAACCAGAGTTAGCATTGGGGTTACCATTACCTCCACCAGCACCAGAAAGTACAAGATTAATAGTTCTACCAGTCTCACCAGTTACTTGTGGTGGGTTACTCCAAGTAGAATTAAATGCAGTGAATGTTTGAGTTCCTAAAGGAATTGTACCAGTGAAACCATTTGCTGCACCATCACCACCAGAACTTATTGGTTTAGGAGTTTGTCCATTATCTCCTCCACCATTTGTCGAAGTTTGATCTGTACCTTGAGTACCACCAGTGTCTCCATCAAGTCCATTAGTATTCGTGTTGATAACAAACCAATCCTCACTATCTAATGATGGTGGATATGTAAATGCTCCTCCTGTTCCTCCAGCACCTCCACCAGTACCTGGTGCAACAAATGTAGTTAGTCCACCTGTACAATCTCCTCTAGAAGTAAATATGGTTGCACCATTATCAGCCCTTGTTGCAACAAATCCAACACCACCAGGATTTTGATCCCAAGTATTTTGTGCAGCAGAATCGTTTTTAACTTTAACTTTCAACTGATACCAGCCAGTAACTGGTAGATTACTAGCAGGAACAACCAATGTTGCACTACTGGTATAAGGTACACCAGGCCCTGAAGTATTTGGTGGTGTTGCGTTACCTTGTATGTAAGTACCATTAGGTTGCCAGAGATCCATTTCAGAACTACCATCAGCATGGAATTCAACATTAAAACCAGCAGCAGCAAGACCTGCATCTACATTGATACCAACACCACATTCCACCCAAGAATTTAAGTTAGGATCTGTTCCAGAAAGAGCTGGAACTGATGGATAAATTCCATTGTTTAACAAGAAAGTAGACCATACAGCAGCAGCACCACCAGAGATATTTTGACCACCACTAACATTACCAACAGCGACCCAATCTCTTGTTTGTAATAATGCTTGTCCACCAATACTTCCTGCGGTTCCACCATCACCACCATTCGCTGTAATAGTATATGTTGTACCATCTACAGTAAATGTAGCGTAAGCATATCCTGCATCTCCACCAGAGTTATCACTGTCTCCACCACCTCCACCTGGAGCAAACAAACTTATATCTATTAAGTTTACGTCTCCCTGACCAGCAGGAATTGGATTCATTGTAATAGTTCCTGCATTATATGCTTCCTCCATTGCAAACTCAACACCTGTTCCTGGATTAACTATAACTGTTGCTTTACCACCTACTATTGTCTGGTTATTAATAGCATAATATCTTGGTTGTGGAATAGAAGTAACATCATCAAATGTTCCAGATGCTAATTTAACTATTGGATTACCACCAGCAGGAGATACACCAGGAGGATTTGGTTGTGAATCTGATGTTGGATCATACTCAAATCCTTGAGTAGATAAACCAGAAGTTAATACTAGGAATGATCCATTATATTCGATTGGAGTTGCACCTTGAATAGTAACCCAATCATTAGGAGAATAACCATGAGGTTCTGCTGTTGCAACAATACACTTATCATTAGGAGCATCATAAGTGATACTTGTTATATTAATAGTTGGAGCTGATGTGACATTCCATTTCTTTGGATTACCACCATCATCTAAACCAATGCCCTCAACATTACCGTAAGTTGCCATCTTACCATCATTTAATGCAGCAGCAGATAATCCATGAGAGTGACCCAATGCTACTCCACCACCTCCATTTGGTTCAAATGGTATAACATTTGCTCTTGTTTTAGAGTAAGTCACACCGTACTTATCAGAAGGTGATCCACCAAATTCAACAGCCAATGCCTCATCTGGTTCAGATGATAGTATATTATGAAAATGTTCTATTGGTCTTGAAAATATATGATCTTCAATTGGACCAAGAGTTGTTGAAACACTTCCAGTAATGTATGTAGATATATCTGCTTGAATACCAGTATAACCAGTTGTCTTAACGTTACCTATATCAAAAAATAATCCACCATTTAATAACTGGTTCTGTGCAATATACCAAGTACCACCAATCTGTCCAACTGTATTGTTTAAAGCATCTTCTATTGTAGCAGATCCTAAACCGTCTACTGAACCAAAACCTGCGACTATTTTTTCTCTATAATCTGGTAAGAAGAACGTTCCTATATTAAGTGGAAAATCTCTGAAAGTAAAACTCTTATATACCTGAATATTAGGATGAACAGTACCACCACCAGTGAAGTTAACCGTAGCTTGTGGTAATGTGGAAGGATCTACTCCATCAGGAAATACTACCTCATAACAGAACTCATTAACAGGAACCTGTGCTGTAACAACTTCTGTTGGCTCTTTAGTTTGATAATAATTATTAAATTCAAATACACCTGGTCCTATTGATCCAAATCCTATGCCAATACCAAACTGAGCACCGACCTGAGAACCAGATCCACCAAAACTATTACTTAGACTAACACTAAGTCCTACTGGATCCTTACTTAATACAGTAGTATTAACTGGAAGTGTTACTGTACCATTATTTCCCATCAATTCTACTACATCACCAACATTAATCTTATTAATATCTGTTGATGGTATAGTAGTTATATCTGGTGAACCAGCAGAAATATTACCAGTAAATTGCGTTGTTTGTCCTATAATTCTTACAGATGCACCATAAGGATATGGCATCTTGATTGAAGGAGTTACATTAGGATCTCTATAAAAATTTAAAAATGCTTTATCATTGATCCAAAATAATCTTCTTAATCCACCAGGAGATGTTGGTTGTAATGGAGTATAACTTGTGTTACCACCGTAAGTATTACGAACTGCTTTGTATAATATAGGATAATCTCTAATATTTAATTCTCTTCCATCACAATAAAGATATCCTTCATGTGAATACTCTTCTATCTCATTCGCTGCACCAGAATTTACATCAACAAGAACAGGCAATATAGTGCCAGGTGGTTGATGTTGACCTCCCTTATCTTGGTAATAATTCTGAAATTTATCGCGATATGTAACGGTCATTAATATTTAATTAGAAATTCTTGGACGATATAAGGTTGAACAAATGAATCTGCTTTGTTCTCAGAATTAACAGCAATACTAATAGTTGATTTCACATCAATAGCAGGTATAAATGATGGATTTGTATTCACAACATATGTATGATTGGTAGCACTGAAATTAACAAAATGTCTGTGTGATCCATCATTACCAGTAGCCTCAGTTTGAGTAACCGTGTTATTAATAGCACCATAATAATCATTAGTTGTACTATCAGCAAATGAATCATAAGGTACGTTCAAATCTGTATAGTTAGGAGCTAAAGTTACAGGACCAGTTACTGGGTTAGCAAGGAAACCACCTAACCAACAACCTGGCCAACCTATTCCTTCACATTTTACAGCCATAGTTCCTGTGTATGTAATAGTACCGTAGGTATATGATTCTGTAGAACCAGAACTACCACCACAACCTGCATTCTGTCCACTCCAAACTGGCCACTGTCCAGCATATCCTGTTGGTATCAGACATTGGTTAGAAGCTAAAAATTCACAACCACTAAAACATGCATTGTAATATGTTTTTCTACAACCACCAGCAGATTGTGATTGTACAACACTACTCGCTGCAATTTGTTGTCTAGTTGCATTCAAATAACATAATTCTTGTCTAGTATTTTCTGACCATTCTTGAATACACAGTGTAGATTTCCTAGTGTATGAGTTTTTAGCAAACATTGCAAACTCATTACCAACAGCAGATGCTACTCTAGTTCTAGTTCCATCATGGAAGTGAGCATGTGGCATGATTGCAGTTTGCAATACATCTATGGTTTCTGTATAGTTACCAGTAGTTCTAGTAAAACCTGGTTGACCAGTTATTTCTATCTGTTGTCCTGGTAAGAAGAAGTTACCTTGATATAATATTTCATAAGATGTTCCTATATTACTCTGAACATCTAATCCTACACCAGATTTAACAATAGTATTTGGTGGATCATTATCATCCTCAAGATAAAGATCAATATAATCCCCTAAATTAGCACCACTAGATGCTCTAATCTTCTTAGATCCTAGATCTGGTAATTGAAACTGATTATCTAATAATGTTTGAGTTGGTTTTCTATATCTAGATAATTGTCCAACTCCTAATATCTCTGCTAATTCTGGAAATATTTCAGCAGAATATATCCCACCATCACATCTTAAATATCCAGCAGGTAATTCATCTTGAGTATTCTGATCATCTGGATCATTTGATGTTAATTGCTTTGACCAATTTAAGATTGTACCTGTACTAGTACCTATCTTTGATTTTTCTCTTTGATAGAATACTGCCATTAATATGCCCTCATTATTATCAGAGTTGTTAGTGACGGTGTATTAGGATTTACTTGCACACTTAATGCTTTGTCAACACTCGTTGGAGCTATAGTTCCTGTCGTCATATTATTTATGAGAATAGTGCTAGGAACTCTCATCTGACCCTTATTCATACTAACATCAATCGTGAAATGATTGTGTGATGCAAACGCATCTTGATTGTAAACATCTGCTTGATGGTTCAATGTAACTGGATAAGGATATAATTCTCCATCACCAGCAGTACCACCAGTTCTTGCAGGATCTACATCAGAATCTGTTGTATAATGATTTTTTTGACCCATATATGATCCTGCTGGAGGAAATGGAGCTGATACTGCTGGCATCTGTTGGTTAATAATACAAGTATTTGGATCATTATAACTACCATTATTCAAAGGATCACCAGTATTACCATATCCTGCAACAACTCTATTACCAGGAGGAATTACAGGAAGATCAGTTGCAGCATTTGTAAAATCTCTCCATCCTGACATATCTGGTAAAGATTGACCAGCTTCATCAAACCAAGTAACTCTTTGTGTACCTGAAAGAAATACATCTCCATTAGCTTCATTAGGATTAACTCCTATTGCACTAGCAGTACTCCACTCACCATCCTGTGTATCATAATTTCCTGGTTCAAATAATCCTACATAACCACCTGAATTAATAGTAGACGGATACTTATCAATTTCTGGTTGTTTATGACTATGTGATGGAGTATGGTCAACACCTAGTTTTCTAGGAATGACTCTAACTGTATCAAAATAAACTGGATCTTGAACTGAAAGTCCTGTAATCTTACCTGCTAACTCACCATCTGTCTCAATAGAAAAATTAACATCAATATATGATACAATATTTGTCAATGGAGAAGCATCAGCACCATTCTCTGTAACATATGCACCTATAACTGCCATATCTTCTGGTGCAACTCTTGATGATTCAATATCAACAAGTGCAGTCTGATTTAAATTAGGTAATGTAAACAAATCAGTATCTTCAAAAGCAGGATAAGAATTTTGTATTCCTACTGGAGGTCCACCTGCTACCTGATATGGACCATATGTATTACCTAATAATTGTGCAAGCAATGGATAATCAATTGCTCTGAGTGTTTGGCCACTACACACAATCCATCCTTTTGGAACAGCATCAATAGTTAATGCCGATGAACTGGAAGATCCAGTCCAAGGCATTATTGTTCCTATAGGAGAAACTTTTGATGATTTTATCCTGTTATAACTTGCCATCTATTAAACCTCCATTAACCACCAACCAAGAACAGAAGTTGGAATACCAACTTGAGCATTACTATCAGTAGGTCCGAGGAATATCAGAGCAAATGCAGCATTTGCAGTCTGGACAACCAGTTCACCTGAAGGATAAGGTGTAATCCTATCACCAAATAGTGTTCCTGTATTATCTCCTTGTATTGGAGTTCCACTGGATTCAGGTGTTCTTAAGACCAAAGTTGTATTGTAATTTAGATTACCACCAACTTCAACTATCCTTACCACATCTCCTGTTACAGGAGCATCTGGTAATGTTAGAATTAATGTAGAAGTAGATTGAACATTGACTGTGTATACAATGTTAGCAATCAATTGTAAATCAGCTTCTAATGATGCAGATGATAAGTAACGTGTGTGTCTACCACCAGTTGCAGTGTAGAAGTTATCAACACCAAATGAACTTATTGAGTTATCCTGTCTAATTGCGAACTTCTTAGTTCCACTAGGACCGAGGTTCTGAATGGAAAGTTGTTCAAATGATGTAGAAGGATTTGTTGCTGCTTCACCACTAACTGTAAATGATTTCTCAGAACCAGCATTACCTAAGTTATCAACAAAGAATGATGGTGTGTTATTATCTGGGTTGAGAAGAACGTTTTCTGGGTCACCACCCTTGAATAGATAGAAGTCACCTCGTGATACAACACCAGCGTGCCATGTCATCAATCCAGAGTGATCAGCGTGACCATCATCGTTGACGAATGAGAACATTCTAGTCTGATTAACAGAGTCAAAGATCTCAATACTACCACCAAGCAATCTTAGATCTTCAGAAACATGAAGACCACCAGTTCTGAATGGAATAGCACCATCTCTAACCTGCTCATTCATCACTGACTGATGAACTACTCCTTCTAATCTACCTCCAACAGCACACCAGAATACAGAGTTGCCAGTTGCATCAGCGAACACAACCCAGTTGAGATAATCAAGTTTTTGCTGTACAATATATCCTCTATCAATAATAGTAGAGTTATATGTGGAAGCAGCACCAGATTTAATTCTAGTTCTTTCCTCAGAATCAATTACGTTAGCAAACTCTTTATGCTTAATAAGTCTCTTAACAATGTTACCACTTGCGAATACTGCATTACCAGGATCAAATGGTTTGTCAGTATATAATCCATCTCCTGCCTGTTCAATAACAAGTGTTGGGTTAGCACCTGTAATTACATTAGTAACCTTACCAACAATGAAGTCACCGATACCAGTTGCAGAAGCAGTTGATGTACCAACAAATACTATATCATCAACTACGAATGCTCCAGAACCAACACCAAGACTATTAACTGGAACCTGAACTGAACCACTTGAACCTGTGGCAGTACCATTGACTGTTGTGTTAGGACCACCAGCAGTATCGACCATTGGATCGAACCAGAAACTATACATTAATGGAATAGCACCAGCATCAAATGCTGTCTCTATAGCAGCAGTATTAGTGTAAGTAGTTACTCCATCACCAAGAGAAGCAAATACTAAATCTAATCTACCATAATGATTTCCGATATGAGTTGTACCAGTACATGTATCAGTCTCGAATGTAGTAACATCGTTACCGTTATTAAGTACGAACTTCTCATTTCTCTCTGCTTCATATGTTGTGTTAGCAGCTTGTGCTCCACCAACAGGTTCACTCAACCAAATCTTATTATTAACAGTATCAACATATGTAATGTAAGTATCATGTATAACTGTCTGTGGAGACTCGTTAGTAATATTCTTAAGATAATCACCAACTGCTATGTCAGCAAGTGTCTTATTAGCAGTTGTAACAACAACGTTAGTAACGAAATTATTACCAGCAGTAGAATCAGCAGTAAATACAATCTTATTAAGAGTACCACAACCACCATCTAGTGTTAAAGTACTGTTAAGTACAAGACCAGATCCAGGAATTGCAGGGTTACCAACCTGAACTGCACCAGTTACAGAGTTAACCTCAAATACTGTTAGATCAGGATCACCACAGTTAGTAACTTTAAGTGTTTGAACCTGTTGATCAAGTTGAGTAACAACCTTAATAACCTCACCTACACTTGGTGCAGCAGGGTCACGATCAATGATTACATAATCAGAAACTGTAAGTGATCCACCAAACTCAGCAAGATATACATTATCTTGTGGTCCAGTATTGTCAAGTGCTTGCTCTGTCCATGTAGAATCAAACTGAACATTAACCTTAAAGATAGGTGTATTATCAGGATGATTATCTAATTGAGCAGTAAATGTTCCAAATGGTTGACGCTTAACCTTCAAGTAGTAAGGAGCAACTGCTGTTCTTGTTAATTCTACAATCTGAACTATTTCAGGATGTCCACTACCAGATACACCACTATTGATAATGATGTAATCATTTTCACTGAAGTACTGATCACCATTAGCAAGAACAGGTTGTTGTGCTAAAGGTAGATAGAATTCATCAGTACCAGTTAGAGCAGGTAGATCCTGTGGTTCAACCACTGGGTTTCCACCAAGACCAACTTTTGCATTCTGGAAGAATGAACCACCCCAATTTCCTTGACCAGCAGTATCAACTTCGTTGTATCCAGGATCAGTGATACCTAGAACAATTACGTTAAGAATATCAATATTCTTATTGAATACTGTAGAAGAAATTATTCCATCAGCATGATTATCAATAGCAGATCCTAACTGTCCTCTTTCACCAACGAATGAGAAGGAAGCAAGTCCACCACATAACCACATATCACCAAGGAACTTAGCAGATGCCTTGACTTCAAGTTGGTTATTGATAGTTGTCTTACCACCTTGACCAGCAATATTGATCTCAGATGCATTAGTAGCAAACTGAATAGTGGAAGGACCACCAGAGTTAGAGAAGAAACTAACCTCACCTGCATTACTGAATAGATTTACACTATCGCTAGTAATTCTTCTGTATCCTAACCATGCATCACCATCAATCTTAAGTGATTTAGATCTTACTCTAGTATATGATAAGGACTCTGAACTATCCCATGAACCACCAATATCAACCTTAGTGATTGTCTGTGCTCCATCTGATATACGATTATCAGGAGTAACACCAATTAATGCATTGAAATGCTCAGATGCTGAACCAAGAACAAAGAACTGGTCAGCTGTTCCTTCATCCATGATTCTCATGTACTGAAGGTTCTTACCAATCTCTAGTCCTTTACTATTTGCCTTATCAAGAGCACCACCAGAAAGTGCTAAAGTACCAGTAAATGTACTATCATTAACAAAGTTAAATCCACCTGTTGTAATAGAGGTTCTAATTTCAGCAGTTTCTGCTCCTCCACCACCGTTAACATCTATATCACGCTCAAACTTAGCATCTTCAGTAAATCTGGAATCACCCTTGACTACCAATGCTCTGTCTAATTCAGCGTTAGTTGTGTTAATACCAACCTTACCATCATTATTACCACGAGCAGCTTCTGTGATTGCTACTTCTTCAGTAGAAACACGTAGTGCTGCTGCCTCTGCATCAATCTCTACCTTAGTATCGAGATTAGCATTGTCTTGATAACCAACTACAAGAGCATCAGAAATTCTATTCTTCTCTCTGTCGTTGTATGCAGTATGATCTAAGTAATCTGTTGTGCTGCGACCACTGATATATGCATTACCAATTACATCTAAATTAGCACGAGGTGTTGTTGCATTAGATACAAATCCGTTAGCATAATCCGCATGTGCTGACCTTGTAATGGTGTTAATACCAAGTTTGTAATCACCAATAGCCTCAGATTCTGTTCTTAATGCCTGAGAACCAAGTACACCTACTTCCTTCCAATCAGAGTTAGAGAACTCAACAGTTGGAACTGGTTGACCACCTGGTGTACTGTCTACTATTCCACCTGCACCATTCCAAAGTTCGGTAGCATTAGTAATAGGATCAAATACTTGGAACTCAACCCAGTTATTTGTAGGAACAAATGTTGATGGTAATACCTGCCAAGCACGATTAAGAACTGGTAGATAATAGAAGTCATTAAGTTTGATCTGAGAACCAGATGTAATACCTCTTCCTGGAAGATCTTCGTTAGCAATATCTAATCCAGTGTTAGCATCTCTCCAAGTAAATCTAACCACGTTACCAACAAAGTTAATGCTTTGTATGTTACTTGCAGGAACTGAAGTATAGTAGTTAGAGAAGATCCATCCAAGAGAACCAGACTGATTGACTGATGAACCCTTAAGTAGAATATCTCCTGGTGATGGAATAACACCATCATATGTGACAAACTGCTCAGAAGCGATTCTAGTACCACCACCAGAAATCAATACATCTTGATTAGGTGTTACATTAGATGCTAATCCAGCAGCAGTATGTGTCTGGATCATATATGGTTGACCATTGCCTCTGGCATTAAATCCAAATACAGCAGCTTGAACTCTGTTCTTACTTAACCTAATATCACCATTAGTTGAAGGAACGAAAGAGTTTCTATCTAATTGTGCGTCCTGTTCTGTTAAAGTTACAGGATCAACAGAACTTACATTAGAACGTATGATTAAAGCATCTTTAACCTGAGTAAAGTCTTCATCCTGTACTGATATAACAAGAGGAGATTCAATAGTATTAACTAACTTACCATCTCCACCAACAACTGTAATATTCTGATTGAATGTTACAGGAGTATCGAAGGTAGTAACTAGACTTCCGATTACATCATCCTCATCTCCATCATCTGCCAATACAGCAGCATCTATGAATGTTTCTTCACCTGTGATAGCATTGATTCTTCTGTTACCAATGTACAAGTCACCTTGTGAGTTGATTCCAGTGTAGAATACTATACCAGCATCTTGCTTCTTACTCTGTGCGTAGAAGTCTTCTTCAGGTGTTAGTACAACTTCCTGTCTAGCTGGTAGACCAGTTGAATAGTTACCTGGTCCGAAACCAAGATATTCAAACGTATGGTTACCTGCTCTTGCTATAGAAGGTCTTCGTAATTCAACATAGTATCTTTGATCTGAGAGAACTGTGCTGTTACCAGCGATAGGAATTAATCTATCTTCTGACCCAGATGTTGCATTACCAGATTGTGCCTGAATCTTATTAACTCCAGTATATGAGTTAGAAACAAATGCAGGTTGTTTAATAAGATCTTCGACACCTTCTCTTGTAGTAGAGTTCTTATAGTCGTTAACTGTAACTAAACCATGAGTATAGTTATCAGCAGCAGAATATGCTTGAGGTGGATCAATTAAGTTAGCATAAACATTCTTCTCTTCTGGAGTTGTACCACTGTTCTTGAACCAGAGAGGATCATTTCTGTAGTTAAGAGGATATAATTTGCTAACTGGTTGAGAGAACTTAAAGTTCCTGAAGTTATTACCATTACCAGCTCCAAGAGGGAATGGTGAAATATTACCACGTAATGCAGTTAGATAGTAAATACCATCTTGCTGACCAGCAATACGTTTCTGTAGTGTCTCATATCCAAAGATGTAGAAGGTATCATCAATAATACCAGCATCAGTAGTAGACTCAACATAGTATTCAATACCAGCATTATCCTGAACACGATCACCAGGAGTGATAGTGTAAACATTAGCACCACCTTGTGCATAGTAATACTCAGGATATCCCTTCTTAATTAGAGTCTTAAGTGGTAGTGACTTACCGAAGTCTTGGTCTTCTACCATATCAGCGAAGATAGCACCTTGAGTGAATCTAGTTTGAGTGAATTCTGAGAACTCTAATTTTCCCCCGCGAATATTTTTCAGAATTACGTAATGGTCACTTCCAACTGAGTAGTACGCATGAATATTAGCGATACCAGAGGAATTACCAGTCCATTCAATTCTGTTAGCAGTAATACTTTGTGTCTTATTGGTTATGAATGCACCACCTTGAGGTGATGTAATCTTAACTGTACGGAACTGCTCATTTCTAAGTCCAGGATAGTTCTGGATGTCAATAGCATGGTCATGTACTGTTATCTCAAGGTACTTAATAGATGGATCTAATGGATCTTCTACATAACGACCACCTTGAATTGTTGCTTGAATACCACTGCTAAACTTAGCAAATGCTCTGTATTCAATACCAGCACCAGTTAGATCCTTC